TCCGTATTGTGTAGGTTCTACGACTACTTGCACATTTAAAATACTGCTATATGGGTATTGCACATCCCAAGCACCCGTTTCAAGCGATACGCATGTAGATAACGACTGTTTCGCAGCCTCTTGCGATGTAAAATGTAATAGATAATCGTACATTATACAAACTCCGTAATACGTTGTAACTCAGCATTGGTTAAAGCCCTGTTAAAGAAAGCTACTTCATTTATATAACCATTCCAATATGGTCCTGCAGGATATCTGCCGATTGTAGCTCGATTCCATACAGGTATATTAACTACTGTGTCTAACACACCTACATTGCCGTCACTGGCCGCTTGCGCATAATTCGTAGCATAACAGCCTGCGAATTTATGTAATCCTACTGCAGCAGCCGTAAATGCCGTATAAATATCCGCTTCAACAGCGCCTGCATTTACGATAGGCATACGTCCTTGCAATCCTGCATTGTGTCCTATACGTATACGATTATTCACTGTATTATCATCGAATGCAAATATAGCCGCCGTACCTATATTAGCACGCTGCTGTGCTTTAGCGTATAAAGTACCTGCAGCATTATTAAACCACGTCAATGTATTAAATATTACCTGGTCTGCTGAACACGCTACCGGCACCGTTGTAGTAGTTATTGGGGGAGAAGCCCTATAACCCGTTTCTAAAAGCATATCGTAGAAATAGACAGTACCACCTGTAACTACGTTGGTATTTCTGATGCCGTATACGCGTAATGCAGTACATCCTACAGGAGTAGTAAAAGTATATGTATACCGGGTAAATGAATCAGCAGAAAGACCAAGCGCAAAGGTAGGCACCACATCTTGTACAATGAAGGATCCGGCAGTCTCATCATAGAGTGCAATTTTAAAGTCACTCGCGGGTAGTGTACCTAAGCGTACGAAATGTGACAGTGTATACTCCGTAGAGGCTGTTACAGTTACGCTTTGATAAGGGTTCGATACAGCCCCTGTAGGAATTGTCACCCGTGTAGCAGTATTTGTACCTGCAGGGTCTAATACATCAAGCGTATTAGATTGTAGCCATGCGGGATTAACTTGCCAAGGACTTTGACTTAGTGAATTACTCTGTAGTAATATATTTGTCGCACCTTGGCCGATATAAATACCTAAGTCACCTATACGAGGTACGTCAACAGCGAAATTTGTAACCCGATCATTCTTACCTATATAGGCACCCGTACTAGCACGAGTGGTCGTCAATAAATCAGTAGCAGGGGCACCTGTAAGCTTATTGCGGTTAGTTGTAAAATCTAAGTAAAGTTGTAGGTTAGCTGTACGTAATAGTACATCCGATGATCCGCCAATTACACCTGCCAAATAACCCTTACGCATTATGCAAATCCTATCGCTATCCAGGAATCAGTATCTATCTTACGTATATACCCACTTGAAAATTGTCCTGGAGTAGCTTTAGAAGAACCATCAACTCCGTTTAATAATACACCTGCAACGGCGTCAACAATTACAATGCCTGCGCCGAGCTGCTCAAATGTTATAAATGTGCCTATTGGGAAAGCTACGCTAGCATTTAACGGAATAGCAAATGTTTGTGTAGATGCGTTGGTAGCTGCTTGTACAGTACCTGCATCGCTTAAAGCTAACGTCTTAGATGTAGCCGTTACGTTAGTAGGACCTACATCACCTATCTGTAATAATGTACTTAAATTACCTGCAGTAACGCCGTCGATATTAATACGACCCATGTATACGGCTTCACCCTCTTTAGATGAAGTAAATACATCGTATATGCCTGCGGCTAAATTTAAAGTGCTATCAGCAGTAGCAAGACGGTAAGGTGCTGTACTAACTACGCCTAGGGCATTGCGGAAATAAATATATCCCTCAGTGCGGTAATTGGTTACATCTTCAAAATCGATTGTAATAGTACTTGGCATATAAACCTCGCTAATAACTGCGCCCTGATTACATATATTATAACAAGTTAATATAGGACAATCAACAGGAATTTTCAAAAACTTTAGGCGTAGTTATTAACGATAAGTTTACATTAACTTAAAAATCCAAAACCTTACGGGCAACCTCTGGGGTTACTAAATCTGGTGCGGTGGCCCACGCCCTAGTTATATTAGCTGCAGCGTTTGCTCGTTGTGCTGCCGTCTGTGCTATTTCTAATGGGGATAATTTGAACGCATCAGGCCATTCAATAACGATATTCTCCTCAGGAACTGTAGGAAGTACTCCCGCAGCGGTCAACTGACGGATTAAAGGCCATAATACTATAGGTTCTCCGAAAGTAGTACGACGTTCTTCAATACGTTCTGCCCAGTTATTACGATCCTGTCCAGAAGCTAGGTGACCTGCTTCAGAACCCATTAGGATTCGTTTCGGTAACCCTGTAGCACCTGCAATCAACGACATGATTACCTGAAATATATTCATTGGATCGGGACTATCAGAACCTAAACTGTTAATATTCACGCCTCTAGTACGTATAACACGCCGTAGATTGTGCGTATACTCTTCGATTTCGTCCGATAATGCAGCCTCGTCATCTTCGGTTAGTTCCATTTCTTTGTCAATATCTACCTGCATACCGCGATTAGAAACGATCCAGAAAGTCTCTGCAGATCCGCCGCAAACCTTCATTAAATCGTCTAAAAGGTTAAATACGCGGAACATCCGAGGGTTTCCGATCAATTCATCGACTAAACAGCCTTCAGCTATGTGTAATATGCGCGAATAATGCACTTGAAAAGCAGTGGCTACGCCAGTAGTAGTCCCTGACGACCCTAATAAAGATGCATCTACTACAGGTGAAATCTGGTAAATCGCAGGTTTCATGAATCTAGGTGAATTTGGGTCTGTAACGTACGTACTAGTTTTAGCCGCATCCACGCTATACGGCTGTAAATAAGCTACTTTACGTCCAGCAACATTAGTTACGGGCATATCTAATAGAGGCGTCTTATCATATCCCACCAATAATACAGCATATTGACCCATACCAGCTAGTTTATCTACGCGGGATATCTTATTCCACAGGTTTTGCGCCGTTACTAGCTCACTCCATGCACTATCCCACTCAGCATTACCTGTAGTGATTATAGGTGGGTTAGCCCATAATGAATCCGCAGGTACATCAACGATCCTAGCGGCCACATCCTGCCGTTGGTATCTTGCTACGCAATCCTGGTATTGCACATTTTTAGAATAACCGTACACGTTGTACATGTCGCGGTTACCTTGGAACATCTTACCAAGCATGTTCCCTAATGATTGTCTTATACTTAATGTACCTGTCATCGTCTTACTCTCCCAAAAACTACTCTTGCACCTGCACGTTTTACTTGTTCTATTTTAGGTTGTCCTAAACCCAATTCAGTAGCATGTTTCTTTAACTCGTCGTATCTACGTCCCCAACTAGCACTGAACACCCTTTTACCTGTAAGCACCGTATATGCTATTGCAGCCGTATCAATTTGGTCATCATGATCTCCGCCTGGAAACGTTCTAAACTCATCAATGAAGTCCTGGTTCCAATAACTTCGTAATAAACGTACCTCACCTGCTTCACAACCAGCTAAAAACGGTTGTGCGCGGACGATCTTACTTGTTCTCGCAGGCATCGCGACAACTTTGAATTCCGGAAGGACGTTTCGTTGAAAATGTTCGACTAATGCTTTTCCAGAGGCACCCGGTTCTTGCTCAATATACACTGGGCATGATGTTCCATCTCCCAAAGCCGCCTGCCGAACCGCATATTCAACCTGCTGAGGCGAACTACGCTTTCTAATAATATTAGTGATGCAAAAATCTTTAACTTCCTTGTTATATATCGCATGTGTCCCTACCGTGTAATCCCCACCGTTCTCAGTGGCTGCTAAATCCCATACCCTACATTGACTGACCGTCTCTAATGGCGGCAATACGTCAGTAATCTGCAACCAATTAACGTTAGTCAGTGCATTTTCGTCATTAACTGGTCGTTGTTGGTATAACGCATTGAAGTAAAACGACCCCAAAGTCTTTTTAATACCTTCCAGTGTCTTCTCGTCGTAGCGTTCTGGGAATAATGCTTCCCCTTCACTACGCCCCAACACGTCATTTTCTAACGCTAACGCAGGTATCTCAATGTAATCCCAGTCGGCAGCTAATTCAGGGTCGCCCATAATACGTCCGTGAATGTCGTCATGAGCCCAACGAGTAGCGATAACAATGCATGAACCACCCGGTTCGATACGCGTATATGCTACGGTTCTAAACCAGTCCCAAAGGAATTGCTTATATGTAGGGCTAGATGCCTCTTTAATCTCTTTAATATAGTCATCGATTAAAAGAATGTTGGCGCCTTTACCCGTAATAGCTCCACCTACACCTACTGCAGCCATACCACCACCGCCTTCCGTCAACCAGTTACCTGTACGGCTGGCGT